GTTTTTCCATAGTATCCTCCTTAGAACGGCACTTCAGGAGCAGGCTCTGCGTACTGAGCGTAGCGCTCCGCATACGGGTCAGCATCAGCATCCTGCTCAACATACATCACATCGGCGTACAGACTGTACTCGCCAGGGAAGTTTCTCTTCTCAACGAGATTTGCTTGCAGGCAGACGTTCTTGACACGGATGAAGTCCAGCTGGCTGATGGTGTCCTCGTTGCAGAGCAGGCGCTTGCCAGCAGTTGTGACCCAATAGATGTGCGGCGGCCACTTGGAGTCCATCTTGATGTTGACCGGCACGTAGAGCGTGGGCACAAACGGCTCGTCGTAAGTGCGCTCAGGGTTCGGCTTGGTCTGCTTGACCTTCACACCCAGATCCAGCAGATGCTGCGCGAGCTCCTCGGTAGGAATTACCACGTTGACACGGCGCTGGTCAGAGCCAAAGCGGTCACGCTCCGGGTCGCCGGAGAAGTTGGTGGTAAAGATAAAACGGGTATCGTCGATATTGACTTTCTGGCGCTTGGTGTACATAAATATCAGTCTCCTTTTTACTTGTTGATTTCATTTTCCAGAATTTTCAGGTCTGCAGTGAGGGCATTCATATTGAGAAGGAGCGCCGTATTGTCATTATTTGCGCTGGCTTTAAGGCACTCATTCCAGTCCTCATTGGCCTTGGAAATCCACTTCTTCATAGATTCTCGATCGGGATTAGACTTAGGGGCAGCTTTCTTCTGCGTAGCAGTCTTCCCGGGATACTTCTTCCCGCTCTTCTCGACCCAATTCTGGATCTCCTTGTAATAGTTGCCCTTGTTGCCACCGCAACGCTTTGCGATCGCCATGGCCAGCCCCTTCTCCGGGTCGAAAACATCCTTCTCGCTGCACTTCACAACGGTCTTGGAGCCATCCGACCAGTAAACGATCGTGGCCGGAGGAGCGAAGATAACGTTCTTGATAGCAGCTGTGTTCGTAGCAGAAGCCGTCTTATTACCCACACACCGAGGATAGAGCGCACCAGAACGAATACTCAAATTACCACCCCGATCAGCGATCAGATCACCCTGGAGAAATGTGAGTTCATGACCAGTATGAAGAATCACTCTCGTCAGGCCGTCGTGCATATTCTTCTCGACGGTTTCGATATAGCCAATCAGTTGTCCTTGGGAATCACACAGCTTGTTCGCCATAAAATATCACCTCACGTCAAAATTTCTTGCTGCTTCTTCCTGCGCATCGCTCCATGGAAGATCCGGTGCTGTCCAGGGAGCAACGCCATCGTCACCAACGAACCAGTTGAAGTCGCCGTACTTGGAGATTTCCTCAACTGCCTCATCGACTTCCCGGTTGAAATATCTTTTGTCGATATCCTCCTGCATCTGGAGCTGATAGACCGCCTCGCTTTCCAGCCAGCGGTAATCCTTTGCTCCGGTCACAGAAGCATATTTCCGTTCGCCGGTATCCGTCAGGCCCGCTTCCCGCAGTAGCAGAGCGCCGCCCTTTCCCGGCATGATCGGGCAGAACTGTCCAACGCGTCCCACAAAAATATAATTGTGCTCGCCTTCAGGCAGATCCTCGTTCTTGTCGAGATAGATAGCGCCCTTGGAAACGGTCTTTGTCTCGCAGAGGTCAGTGAACTCGATCTTCTCCTTGGAGAACAGGGTCTTGAACACATACGGCACTTGGAACTGTGTGCCCGTAGCCGTCCATTCGCCGCCTTCGTCCTTGCAGTCGCCCGGGATATAACCGTAAAGCGCCTCGCACTGGTCGGCATCCATGTACTTGGCAATGTATACGGCGTTATTCACCAAACACATCCGCTCATAAGTAGCTTCGTGCTCGAACGTGTAGCCGTACTTCTTCGCAAAATCCATGCAGTATGCAATGATCTCCGGGGTAGCATCGGGGATCTTGATCGAATCCGTTTTTATGTGCGCCACCTTAAAGCCACGCTGCTGCACTTCATCCTGCAAAGTGCGCATAAATAAAGCCCCTCGAAGCGCCACAATGTTGTTGACGTTCTTGGGGTTGCGGAACGGGTTGTCGAAGCTTGCACTGGTCAACCCGTAAACCGAGTTGATGGCGATCTTCAATGCCTGCGCCAGAGCCTTTGCCTGCTGCGGATCATCGAGGTATTTTGCCAGTTTACCGCCAAAGAGCCCCTTTGCCTTCTCGTACTCGCCGTGTTTGACGTAGATTCGCACATCCATCAGGTCATTAAAATGCTTTGTGTACTCGCCAAAGTAGTTCATAGCAACAGCTGAATGCGGATGCAGCGACGCAACGTCCAGCAAAGCTACATTCGTGTACATTCCTGGCTCAGCGTAGACATAACCGCCCATGCCCAGGTCTGTGCCCCGGAACATGTTGTGGTACTTGCCGTCTTCACCTTTGGCCCACTCGTAACCGGGGAAGGCATTGATGATGTTGCAGTCCGTCAAAATATCAGGCTCGACTTCCACGATTGCATCGGATTTCCCCGTGGCAAGGTCGGTGTAGACCAGCCTGGGGTGCTTTTCCTTGCCGAAAATAATGCGTGTTGTCAGCGAGTTTGTCGTGTCGTTCACCGTCATACCGGCAAGGTCTGCCAGGATCTCACGTGCCACAAAGTCTGCCTGACGCTTTTTCGAGTAGAATAGGGTCTCGGTCGCGATCACGTCGTTGTCGCAATACTCGGCCACCTTGTCCCACAGGCTCTTCGGCACCGGCTGATCCCACGGAAGTCCCAGCTCCTGATGCTTGATGCCCAATTCGATTTCAAACTTCTTTAGGCTCTGTTTTTTCGATGAGAAGTCGTAAATATCAGTGTAGGACAGGTTGTACGCCTCACCAAAGAAGCCAGTGTGCTCGTTGATGATCCGGTTGGACAACGCATAGATCTGCTCCACCGACATCCCGATCATGCGGGCCCAGAGGATATGGTTGTCGTACTTGCGGTTGTTGAAGCCGACCAACCGATACTTTGTCAGGCTCTCGATCTCGTCCGGTGCAGGATTCACCATGCGGTGTACAGGCCCATGCTTGGCAAACTTCCAGTTCACGAGCAGCAGATTCGGGAACACCTCCACGTCGAAAAATATCAATGGCGTTTCCTCCCCCGCAGGAGCCTCCCGCTGAATATCGTCCTTCGATTTGAAGTGCATCTTCGCCACGATCTTCAGACAGGTCTCCGCCTGATTGGTACTGCTGGCGGCGAACCCCAAGATGGCATTCCGCATGTCATCCACATTATAAGGGACGTTGCCTTCATATGCCTCGTCCATAACATGGGCAATAAAGTCCACACTTGGCTTCGTATACGGGCTGATCTCCTTTGCCAGCGCTTTCTTGATGAGAATGCGCAGATGCTTCTCATTCTGGATCTGCTTTACATCGACCATTGCTTTTTCTCCCTTCAACGGCAAGCCACTGCTGATGTTTGCGATGGAAATATCATTGCACTTCGACAATTTTCTTCGCAGAGAAGATTTTCCCGTGAACACCTTGACCTCAATGTTCTCGTCATAGATTCTGCTCAGCTTCGTTGCATCGCCGGTGTAAATATAATGCAGGTGGATTCCCGCACCAGATTTACTCAGCTCCGCATAGGTCTGGGGCCATTTGGAGGCAGCTTCCAGGTTGCGCTCGAAGCTCTTTTTTCCATCCGGCCCCGGAATATCAAAGTCGATGACAATGTGATTCTCCGGAACTTTTACATAATGCAGTTTTTTTGTATCGATCCCGGTCAATCTGGTTTTGACATTCTCCCACTTCTGCATGGGAGTGCCATTTTCGTTCGCATATTGCGCCAGACAGTCCTTGCAAATATCATTAAAGAGAGAATGCTGCTCCTTCAATTCGATCCAGGAGGAGGCAGGGGGGTCATTTCCCGCATCAACCCTGGGGGGAGGGTCTTCCAGAAATTCTTTGAATTTTTCGTACTTGAAGCCGCTGTAGTAGCTGCGCACCCGCTCGCCGTTCATATCCTCGGCACGTTCTTTGTAATCCGAGAAATAGTTCATCAATTCTTCACGGAACGCTCGCCTGGAGTAAGGATACGAAACCTTTGCCTCCTGATTGTAGGTGTCATACATTGCCCAGGCACGTTTCAGCGATACGCCATCTTCTTTTTTGAAGATGTAGTAGGAGTCCAGCATGAAGTTGTAGAAGTCGTTGGATGCACCAAGCATTCGTGTCGGAACATAATCGTCGTAACGATGCTTGTTTTTCTCGTAAACGTCTTTGCAATACCAAGCAATAGCACCCAATTCAAAGTCAACCTTGCCTACGAGGTCGCGGTATTTCTTTGCCGGTATTTTTTCGCCGCTCGGCTCCACATCGATCAGTCGCCGAATCAGACCCGATTTTGCATCCGTGATCTTTACGGGCTTGTTTGTACCGAGAAACATGAAGCACTTGAACTGGCTTGCATAGGCACTGCGGAACTTCTCGTTCACCATCATGGTCTCGTGGGAAACCAGTGAGTTTAATCGGGTATTGTCCTCGATACGCGATAAATCGCCGTCATGCTGAATTGCGATCAGCGGGTTCGATTTGAACGCTTCCAGTGCAAACGCATTGGATGATGAGCCAAGTGCCTTCGAGTCAAACACTGCCCAGTATCCATCAAACATTTTCTGGATGATGTTCAGAATGGTCGATTTGCCGCTTCCGGGCGGACCATACAGAACAAGGAACTTCTGGATCTTTTTGGAATCCCCGTTTACAATAGAACCAATGGCCCATTCGATCTTTTCACGTTCCTCCGGCGTATACAGCGTGGTCATCAGCTCGTCATAGGCGGCAATGCTCCCCTGTTCCAGCGGGTACGGCAGTCGTTTGGATGCATAACTGTCTTTTTTGACAGAGGTGTTTGCAAATATCAATGTCTCATCGAGGGTATGATAGTTGTCCCGCATCTGGCGCTGACAATATTTGTGCCAAATATCAATCATGCCAGACTGTGCATCCCACATATGTAAGACTCGAACATTCTCGCCCAGAAACTGCTTATGCTCGTTTGCATAAATATCAAGTTCACGGTCAATGAGCTGCAACGCATCCTGCTCTTCGGTACTCCACAAGCCGCGTTCTTCCAGCCAGATCGCATAGAAATCAGAACCCCGGATCATCAGGTCTTTCGACTTGGTGATGATAAAGTTCGGGTACACTTCGATCACCCCGTGTTTTCCGGTTCGCGTGGCAATCCTCAGGAAATCAATCATCGGCAACTGACTTCCTCCTTTCCATGCATTTTATTCCGGATTTTTGGTAATGGTTGCCTTCCCATCGCAGCAGATATCTTTTTCGGGCTCCGTCCAGAACCGTTCGGCGTTCTTGCGGTTTACATCGTCCAACACCTGCTGCGTGTGAGCAAGTTCCGCGTGGAGCTGCCGGGCGTCTTCCTCAGCCTCTTTGCGCTTCTTATCGTTCTCGCTCAGCATCCTGCAGGCCGTAACGGTGAGCCATGTCAGCCCTGCGATCATCAGACTCTGGCGCAGGCACCGACGGTTCAGACGCCGGTTCTGCTTCTGCAGAGTTTCGATGGCACGGTCGGCAATGGTCAGCGAAGTTTTGGTGTTGACCAATTCATACATAATATTCGTCATATCCATGTTGATTTTTCCTTTCAAAATTCGTTTTCCTGCAGGTAGTGCATCAGCTGATACCAAATGTCAAGCCGACGCATATCTTCGGTCGGACGGTTCATTGTAAAGAGGCCGCCGGCACCATTGTATTCATAGTCTCTGCGCTCAAACCTGTCCAGAATATAATCTGCCCGGTCTTCGTGAAACCGGCCGTCGTCCATGGCAGCAAGCCCGAGACTGACAACCATGTTCCAGAACCACTGCCCGACACGGTTTCCCGCACTGGAATCCTCCATAATATGTTCTTCGATGCGCACCGCAAGGGCCACCATCATTTCCAGCATACTGCACGGAACACCGTGGAACTCCGCATCGATCTTGTCATACGGAATATCGCATTCGCTGGCAAAACGGTAACGCAGATTCACACCATCTTCTGCTCTGCACTGGTCCATTTCGCAGGCCGGAATATAAGTGCGATTATGTAAGTACATGAGCAGCCGATGGAACGAGAGATTTCTCGGCTCCCATTCGCCGCACACGATTTTGTGGAGCCAGTCATAATACTGTTCTCCAAGATCCGAAAATATCATTCTTCCTCCTCTTCCGGATAGAGGTCGCCCCAGTTCTGACGAACCTGAATGATCTCGTAGTCCTTATGATAGTTGTTGTTTCGCACATGAATCGTGCTGGGCATGAACTCGCCAAAGTGGTTCAGCGCCTCTGTTCCGATGATGTTTGGAATATCATCGTCGTTCACAGGCATCGTCTCCTCGTCGAATACCAGCTTGCCATCGGCATAATAGGTCAGCCCGCGAGTCTCATAGTCGTCGATGTCACCAAACTCGTCCGGCTGGATGATCTCGATGGGGTCGTGGGTCACAATATCTTCCGGGTCGGACTCGGTTCGGTACTTTCCCGTAAGCTGCTCCATGCTCTTCTGCTGGGCCTTTTCTTCGATCATGGTATCCAGATCAGCTTCCTTCTTGCGGTAGTGGTCGCGCACATCATCAATTTGTGCATCGGCGTACTCCTGGTACTTCGTACGGAAGACCGTGTGCATAACGTACGCACCTGCGGCAAAACCTGCGCCAAACAGCAAAACATCACGAATTGTCCGATTCATTGTCTTCTCCTTTAATCGTCATCATGGTAAACGCCAGACCGCCAAAGAAAAGGGAGACACTCATCAGAATGCCTCCCACCATGTGGCGCTTGCGCTTGGTATCGGTCAGATAGTCCAGAAACAGGAATGCATTTTCCAAACTGTCCATCGTACACCTCACTCCGAAAGAACTGCCAGACCAGAGACGAAGCACACTCCGGCCATGGCAGCAAACAGATAAGAAAGCGTCTTAATGTATCTGGTCATAGCAAGTCCCTCCAAAATATCAGTCTCAGATTTTGTCGATGATCACGCCGTCGCAGTTGAACCGCAGCAGGACAGAGCGCTCGAACCCGTCGATGAAATTGTTCAGCGCATCGTTGTTCTCAACATAGTTGGTTACACCAAAGTCCACACGATTTTCCTTCGTAGGATCGCCCTGGCTCAAGATCCAGCCGACGACCTGGCCTTCGGGGGTGTGATGCATACCGTTGCCATAGGGGTCCAAAATATCAATGACATCGTTAAGGAACAGATGGCCTTGGCGGTGGAGTTTCCGGTTTGCAGCAGCCTGCGCCTGGATCAGATGGGACATGTTCAGCTGTGCATCCTTATCCCAGGAACTCACAGTCTCATCGTAGATCAGCGTATAGGGGCTGGTGTGTGCCATTGCCACATCCGTGTACTGTTTAACGGTTTCTTCCACGCCATCGGCATTCTTCCGGGTGGTCTCAACCTCAACGGCCTTGATATTGTGCTCAAGCTCCTGCTGTACGCGGTCGCCAAAGCGGTCGGTCACACGGCCCTTATACTCGTTGAAGGCCTTATCCAGAGCGATGTAGGCGGCAGTCAGGCTGGCGTTACGCTTGGTCATGATGTGGTGCGAGCCGAACATACAGCCGAGTGCAACCGTGCCCATGGTTACTGCAGGTGCATAGATTTTCGCCAGCTTCAGACCGGTCTGCACATAGGCCGTGGTCAGGTCCTTCTTGTAATCGTTCTCGGTGTAGGCAGCGCCTTCCTTCAGGATCATTTCACCGCTATCGACCTTTTCCTTGGTCTCATGGATGGCTTTCACCATCTCGTTATGATCCTCCAGAATATCCTGAGCCTTCACAGTCGCCTTGCAGGCAGAGACGGTCGCTGCTACGCCCACAATAGCAGCACCAAAGATCATGATGGTAGGGCTTGCTTTCTTCAGCTTATAGCCATACTTCGAGGCAGTCCGGGTCACAGTTGCCATGAACTCGTCGGTTTTCACGTTTTTCAGAAACTTCATAAAATATCAGTCCTTTCTTGAATTTTAGTCGTTAAAAGAAACCGGGTGCGGAAGCATCAAGCAATACGGATGCTCTTTGTCCTGCTCAATGAGGTTGATCGTTGTGTCATCGACATTTAGCCAGCCCAATCTATCGTCATCGGGATTCGGTGCTACGCCTACCAGGTCCATCAAGTCCTTGACAGTCACACGGCCATAGGCCTTGATAATATCTTTGAGATGAACCAGTGTATCGATTGCATCCGTTTCATATGCAAAAGCAATGCTTTCGACATTTCGCTCGAACTTCATAAAATATCAGTCCTTTCTATCAGCGCAGCGGTACAGTGTGCGGCAGAATCAGTCGGAATCCGCCGGGGATGCCCTTGATAAATGCATCATCGAGATTGTACCAACCATAATTGTAGTCGGTCGAATCGTTGGTCACGCCCATCAGATCCCACAGGTCACCCACCGAAACCTGCCGGTAGCGGTACAGTGCGTCCCTGAGACCCGCCAGAGTGTCCTCAGCATCACCCCGACTCTCGAAATCCAGATTTTGCAGGCTTCTGCGTACAGGCGGCGGGTTCGGGCGATTGTTCTGGCTGCCCTGATAATAGCCATCATAGCTGTTGCGCTGCCCACGGTTGTTTCCGTAGTAATTGTTCGAGCCGCCGCGGCTGCGGTCTTCACCCCAGAGTGCAATGCTGAACGCAGAGTTCAGAATGCTCCATGCACCGTTCTTGAGCATCGGCAGCAGGTAATCGGTCAGGATACGATCTTTCACCGTTTTCAGGTCTTCGGCCAGAAACTGTGATGCGATCTTCTGCATATCGCTTTGCTCTTTCACTGCCACCTTACCCTTGACGACCTTCTCAAGCTTCTTTTTCGGCTCGGTCGGCGTCTGGCCAATGCTGGACTTCGGCATATCTACTTGTGCCATGTCTTTCCCCTTTCAAAAGCAAAAAAGTAAGAGCTGCAGATTTCTCCACAGCTCTCGCCTTACCAAACATTACTCTTCCTCGTCAGAAGGTTCCTCAACAACTTCCTTATCAGCGTCCTCCGTCTTTTCGGGAACGGCCTCCTCGGTGATCGTCCAAGGTGCACGCAGATGGATCTTCTTCTTGGTCTTCGGCTTATCATCCGCCGGCTTGTTCTTTTTGCTCTTCAGATGCTTGATACCGCCCACAATGGCAGCACCAGCAATCACAGCCGCACCAAGCACAAGCTTCGGATCGATGCCCGAAGTCTCTTCGTTTTCGATCATCTGAATGTTCTCCTCCGGAACAACCTCCACAGAATTCTCATTCTCCATGACAGTAGTCTCGTTCATGTTATTCATTTCGTCCATTTTTGTTACCTCTTTCTTTAATATAAAGTTTTGTAATGTTGGAGTTTTACCTCCATAAAGCAAGGTGAATTTTTCGCGTCTGTTCCGGGCATTGAAAAAAAATCAATAGCCCAGCCACTTGGGCGGTGTACGGTAGTCCAGTACAAGACACGGCATTCCGTCTTCATCAAGTTTGGAAGCATAGAACGTTTCCACTTCCATGGTCGTGTCGGTATCCCACCCAAGCAGATCGCCGTTTCGGTTATGTTCCATGCCCAGATAATCAAACAGGTCGTTTTCGGTCACACGGAAATCGCTGAGCAGCTGTTTGTTGACCCCGTTGATAGCCCGTTCAATGGCATTCCGTGTGGTCCAAAAGTAGTTCCCGCTCAGGCTTTCCCAGCATTTTACCCGCTGGTCATAGGAAATATCATCCATTTTGACCCCTTTTGCATTCGGGATCACTGCCGGCTCCGGACTCTTTGCCATCTTATCCAGAGCAACAGCCTCACAGATCTCCTGTTCCTTCTCTGCGCCAATGGTCTCAACAACTTTATTCTGGTAGGTGCGCAGAGCCGTTTCCGAGAGCGTGCACGCTGCAGCCAGCGCGGCGTTCTGCTGGCTCTTCACCTTCAGCGCACCGATCGTGCACGCGGTCGAAAGGCCCATGCTCACGACCGTCGGAATATATACCGGACCAGCCGTTTTGACAATGGTCTTCACATCCAGCTTTTCGACACCGAGTTCTGCCTTCTTCTCCTCCAGCAAGATCATCGCCTTCGGAGTTGCCTCGATGGCGAAACCTACAGCCATGACGCCTGCACCGATGGCAAAGCCCGCCAGAATCTTGGATGCATTGCGATTCAGCATCTGCCTGCTCGCCTTTGCAAGTGATTTCAGGTTCATTTTTTTCATACCTCCGTAAAATATAAAAAAGAAAGAGCCTACGATTTCTCGTAAGCCCTCGCTTTCGTCAGATGTGTCCAGTTCGTTTCAAATTCTCGAAGCGAATCGTTTCCTCACGGTCACATTCACGCTCGATCTGGATACAGTACCAGATGTATTCCACCAGTCTGATTGGCTGCATCAACACGTATCGTACTGTAGCATACAGCACGCGTACCATGTTGATGGCCAGATCTACCAGCAGATTTACCATCAGGCTGTCCATTTGTTCGTAAAAATTGTAATCGTACATAAATATCATTCTCCTTTACTTTGTTCAAATTGGATTTCTCTTCCATAAAGGAGCCTGTATTTTTCGCGTTTACTGGTTCTTTTCTGCCAACTGCCGCCGAACTTCTTCCTGCACCATATCCTGCAGGTCTTCCTCGGTCTTTTTATCCTCGATCAGGTCATGTCCAAAGCTCAGCACTGCGCTTGCAGCCATCAGTGCCACAGATGCAACTTTCCACCAGTCGATCTTATGCATGATAAGTGTCCTCCTCATAATTCAGGTAATTTTTAACCGGATCAAGTGCAGGCGCCAGGTAATAGCACTCCAGTCCATCATCCGTGATTTGTTTATCGTATTCAAAGTCCATCCAGTAGGCATCCCCGTCATATATGAGTTGGTCCAGACACCATCCCATTTCGTCGCCTTCTGGTGTAACAGTAAGTTCATCAGCGCAGAGATAGTTGCACCATTCGTTCACAGAAATGCAACCGTTCGTTGCCAGTTCCCGGTTGAAATAGTACGATGCCTCAATGACACGGGACATGGTGGCATGAAAATATCTTTTCGACGCAGGCTCGTAGAACAGCCGGATGACATCACCATCTTTATCCCGCTGAATATCCTCACCTTTTGTCTTTTCAGCAACTTCCATGCGAAGCTTTTTTTCCTCTTCAGCACCGATGCGCTCCGCCACCTCCCTGCGGTACTCCTGATAGGTTTTTCCCAGTGCCATGTAGGCAGCGGTCATACTGGCCAGCTGTTTCTTGTTCAGCGCATTGGACCCCAGAATGCACGCCACAGTTCCAGCACCAACCACAGCCGCTGGAATATAAAACTTCCAGCAGTCTTTGACGATTTCTTTTTTCGTCATAGGCTCGTCCTTGTTCATAGTAACGAGCGTGGTAGCCTTCACAGTCGCCTTTCCCGTCTCCCACATGGTCAGACCCACACCAATTGAGGCTCCGATGGCAAGGATCGTTCCGCCATGTTTACGCAGAAACTTTGCGCATGTTTTCGTCAGTTTCATTGTCAAACCTCCATTTTGAAAAATAAAAGAGCCTACGATTTCTCGTAAGCTCCGTTTTCGATTAGTGCTTCAGATACCTTTCGGCCTGATCTGTTTTCAGGAATTCATACAGCTTCAGTTCCCAGTTCGCTCGGCCTGCTTTCATCGCATTGTCGAGTGCGTCTGCCGCTGAATCATCATTGCACATCATAAGTTTTCTCCACATGATGGCAACGGTTTCAACGCAGTACAACTCGGTAATGCCAAGAAACGCCACTGCGCCCAAAGCAACCTTCACCAGCTTCTTCATAATTCATACCTCCACAAATATAAATCTGAGACTAATCATCTCATAAAACACACTGAAAATTTCGCGTCACAGCACTCCAGCTTTTTTCAGAATATCATTCAGCTGAGCCTTCGTTACCTCCGCATCCAGCTCCAGATGTACCCGCAGCTTCTGCTCCTTGTCCACCCAGTTCACCTGAGCTTCTTTCAGCTCCACTTCTACACCGGGTGCCTGCTTCTTCAAAGCCTTGTTGATGATCTGTGAAATGATACGGCGCATAAAACTTGACCGGATCAGCATAATGTCCTCCATAGCGTTCGACCTCCGAAATATCATTTTCAAAAAAGATAAGAGGGCGTGATCTTTCAGATTTGATTATCCATATCTCTGAATGAATTGTATTTATCAAGCCTCTCTGCCTTGTCCTTATAAGCGATCCACTTCTCGTAAGCAGCGATTGCCCAGATGACTGCTGCATACAGTCCCAGAACAATACCGCTCCACTTAAAGCTGTCGCCCCAAGTAATAGCTTTCATCATAGTAATTTCTCCTTTCGATAAAGCCCTCTTACCTCCATAAAGCAAGCTGATTTTTTCGCGCCATGCCAAAAAGAAAGAGCCGCAGATCTCTCCACGGCTCAATTCCGGAACAAAGACAAGTTCAGTTCGTACCTTGTTTTGTCATTTCTTGCTAAGAATCGATCGCACAATCAATGTAAACAACAGCACTACCAGACCCACTCCAAGTCCGAATGCCAATGTCACAATCATGTTGCCAATCGTAATCGAATAGTTCCAAAATTTGTTTTCTCGCATAGTATTCTCCTTTGTTCATGGTCTTTGCTCCATAAAGCAAGAAGATTTTTTCGCGTTTGGACAAAATAAAAAGAGCCTACGATCTCTCGTAAGCTCCCCCATTCACATATCAAGCTGTTTTCTTCACAGAAACGCTGTTCTCATACAGTTCATGCGGCGCAATGTCTTGTCCTTCCGGCCATTCAATCCCAATTCCATCGGGTAAAAGCCGAACGGAATTAAAATATTTCTCATCCTTCAGCTGCCCATACCACGAACCGTTTGCATATGGCACGACATCGAACACTTTTACCTCATGGGTTTCATAGTACAAGCGGAGTTTCAAATCCGGCATCGGTTCAACTTTAACTAGTCTCGGCTGCAGCATCAAATATCACTCCTTACTTCAGCGGGTCAATACGGAAAAACTGTTCACCGTTGCTCAACAGCTTCCAGTTTGCTTCCAGATCATCATGATGAATAACGACCCACGCTTCCAGAAGCTTCAATTTATTTTTCGGGAAGCTTCCTTCCAGAATCGTTCCATCCAAGGCCATCACGATTTCTTCTCCAGAATACTCAGCGTGAATGTGCGGCATATTATGCTTGCCACCCTGCTCACGGTACATTCTGACGATAATACCATAGAAAATGCTCAATACCGGCATTTTTGTCACCTCTGTCATCAATTTGATTTTATCATATGTAAGTTATTTTTTCAAGCTTTCATGCTCTTCATCGCCGCTTCAAATTCTTCCACGTTCATGTCCACGCGCGGCGCAGCATCCTCTACCTTCAGGAGTCCATCGCGGACAAGCCCAGCCAGAATATCAATCTCGACTTTGTGCTTGGCGACTTTCTCCTGCGCTTTCTTTTGTTCACGCTCGACACGATCACGTTCCACCGGGCATTTTTTCATGCATTCGGGATAGCTCGGTTCGCCGCAGGAATTGCACATCAGGCAGTGTCGTCCCAAATCTGGAATATCTTCCTCGAACTCTTTGATATAGGTCGTCCACTTGCCGTTTTTCTTCACGGGAACGATCATGTGCGATGTCACTCTCATGCTCTTCGCCTCCCTTTGTTTCATTATAGCATGGCCCGGACAAAAGCAAAAGACCATGTTTCAGATCTTTTGCCCTCCAGAGTAAGATTTAGGAAATCAACGTCTGGTAGCGGTCATTCAACTTCGCCATCTCGTCTTCGTCAGCCATAACCTTGACGTGGAACTCCATTCGGTTCTTAGCGTTTATCACACTTTCAACAACCAAACCTTTGTATCCTTCGTCGTACAGCATTCTCAGGCAAATACCGAGCTGTCTGTCGCTCTTTGCCAGAAGGTATTCCATAACTCTCACCTCCTTCATAATAGAGCAAGTTTTTCTCGCGTCTACGAAAAAACAAGAGCCGCAGATCTCTCCACGGCTCCCGCCTGTGAGTTACTCTTTAAGCAATTTGTCTTCGGTTTCCGTATAAGCTTTGCATATCGTACTACGTCCCTCCGTATCATTATCGCGCACCGAAATCCACATAGTTCCGTGCATGTAGGTAGCATAACTTATCGCAGTAAGCACCAAACCCACTGCAGTAAAAATCACGCCAGCCGCACCCGCACAATCCATGCGATCAATTTTCGCTTTGTCTGACATTCCAAGTGACGTACCATTAGCATTAGCTTTGATTTTCATAGTTCATACCTCCAAAATATAAATGTTAAGACGTAACTCGTCTCATAAAGCACTCTGTAAAATCCGCGTCCTAAATCGTGCTTCTGTCAAACACAGTCTCCCAGCGTTCCTTTTTCAATGGCTTCATCCGCAGCGCCCACATGATCTGCCGCACGGTCACGGTAGGATATTCTCCGTTTTGATTTTTTCGTTTGGCATGGCTGTCAAAATATTCCTTGAACCCGTCATGCAGGTAAATTTTATCGGTCAGCCATGGGTCTATGGCGCTCCAGTAGGTCGCTTTGCTTTTCTCGTTGTAGCGCTGCTGGATCACGCACAGGCCCTTGCTGCGCTCTTTATACAAGGTGCATACCCGGTACACAGGATGATTGCAGCGGTAGACGCTTCCGTAGTAGTTCGTCCACTCCTGTGGCTGAGCGTTATCATGATATCGCATAAAAAATAAAGAGAGTCCGCAGCTTTCGCCACAAACCCTCCTCGGTTCCTCCTTTTAATCTTTTTCCATAAAGCCTCTCTTCAGCTCATGTACTCCCTCGCCGATTGCTCTCGACAGCTGGGTTACACCGCCTGCCTCGCAGATCGACCAGTACACAGTCATGCCAATCGTGCCTGCAAACGTCAGCGCCTTCATGCCGATTTTTGCCCAGTCAAGTTTGCGCGCCTTCTCCGCTTTCTCCTGATCGAGTTCCAGTTCGTGCACTTTCCGCACGGCCTCGTCCTCTTTCAGCTGTTTTTCGTTTTCCTGCGCTTCATCCTTGAGCTGCATATCGTACAGCTTCAATGCTATGTTTGCAGCCGTATTGTACTCTTCCGTACCCGGCTTCAGATCCTTAAGACTTTCCAGCGATTTCTTCGCCGCGTCTTTCAGCAATTCTTTGTTTTCGTAGTTTTCCATTTTGAAAAATCTCCTTTACAAAATATCATTCTGGAGTCTCCTCCATAGAACACCACGTTATTTTCGCGTCCGGATCATTTTGATGTTCAGCATCACCCGCTCTTTCCCTGCCAGAGTTTCCGGACTTTTTGCAAGGTCCAGGAACATGTAATGGTCTGCATCCTCGTCACCGGGTGCGATCACAAGGTCGCCGACACACCTCTGGCCTTCGCTCAGGTTGAAACCGATGGCGATACCCAGCACCAACCCCAGTGCAGCAATGCAGATGAAAACGATCAGAAACAGTTTTGCGTCCATTTTGTAATTCTCCTTTTTAATAATATAGTAGAGGAACCCGTCCCCTGCGTGCGGAAAAAAAAGAGCCTACGATTTCTCGTAAGCTCCATTTCGCCTCAGATGTCATTGCGAATCAGGAAAAGCTCATTGCGGTTGCAAGTAACACGCACGATTCCTCCTGCCCGCACCAGCGCGATCGCGTTCCGGTAAGCACAGCGTGCCGTCTCAGCATTCTTATACTCGCGTGTATCGACATACATCACTTTCGAGCTGCTTTCGATGAACACGCGGATCTTATCCATAGCGTTCACGTACCCGCGGTCATAATTCGTCTTTACTCGTTTTGCCATAATAGCATTTCTCCTTTCGTTCTTCGGAAGACATCCTTCCATAAAGGACAATGCGTTTTTCGCGCCAACATTCTATTCTAGAATAGAAAAAAGAAAGAGAATGGGATTCGGACCCACGACCTCTGCAATCAAGCAGCGCTCTGCCAACTGAGCTATCTCCTTCCATAAAGGAGGCTGTATTTTTCGCGCCTGCACCGAAACGTCAAAGAAAAGAGCGCATGTTTCCATACGCCCGTTTTCCGGTCAGAATATCCATTAGCGGATACCACACCGAACCTCGTTCAGCATGAGGAGTTCTTCTCCTTCGTTCCAGCCCGCATACGGATCGCTCAGCGACTCGTTCATAGCGGTCAGAACACAGTTCATCATTTCCTCAAAACCTTTAATAACATTCTTCAGCATAGTAAAATACCTCCTAAATTTGTTCATTTCTTTCCATAAAGGAGGCTGTATTTTTCGCGTCAGAAAAAGGAAACGCCATGATTTCTCATAGCTTCATGCTGGTTACATCCTCCGTCAGCATTAACGGCGGGAATTTTTAAACTTCCGCATCCACCCGTAGGCTTCCCATTTATTTTCCTTCCATAAAGCACCATGCATTTTTCGCGTCTTCGTAAAAAAATTAAGAGCCTACGGTTTCCCATAAGCTCCATTTTGATTTTCAGTGTTTCTTCTTTGTTCTCTGTTTCACCTCTTCCGTCTTTGCCCCTACCAAGCCAATACACTTGACCAGCAGCACAACGATCAAAATTGCAACGATCAGACTAAACATTGTTCATACCACCTTTCATAAAGGCGGCTGATTTTTTCGCGTCACTGCCGTTCCTTGCTCAGGAGCCAGAAGAAGTACCGATAATGCTCGTAGTAGGTCTCGCGGCAGCAGGGACAGCCATTCGCCTGAAGCTTGTTGTAGCCGTCTCCCTCTGTCACGCCCTTTTTAATGTACGGTGCCAATGCCGTATCAAGTTCCGCAATGCACTTGTCCACGATGTCGATGCAGCTGGAGTAGAACACTCGGGATAGTGCGATCCTCTCGGTCGGGCTTTCGGGTGGGCACCCCTTGATGATGCCGGAAATATCATTGGGTGATGTCTGCCAGCCATCGATCAGAGTCAGGGCCTTCTTCCAGTCATCGTACTGCCTGCAAAAATACTTCAGTTCGTAGTACCGGTATCTCGGAATGTGGTATGGGTTCTTTTTTGACAGCTCCGCACGTTCTCTGCTCATTTTTCGCCCCTCCATTCATAACCGGTCTGCTCATAGAGGAGCTTGGGAGAGATGTAATAGCTGATCCTGCCCAGCTTTGAGTTCATCTGCTGAATATCCGTAACGCGCTTTCCGTTCCTCGTTGCCTCGCCAATCGGAAGCCACCCTGCAATGATGCCTGCACGCACCCATGCCGGGTCCCGGCCGTATACTCGTGCCGCAATCCGTACAGGGACTGAACCCATTTCTAATCTAGCTTTATCCATTCTATCGTACTCCTTTTGTGTTACTCTAGGAGCGTCCAACTACGTTCCCAGGCTCAAAAGGATGATACTTGTAAAAATGGTCCCCCGCGTGCTGTTTTTTATCTTTTTCGCCCTGAAGGATTGACAAGCAAAAATCTATCGTTTAACCTAGAATAGCTTTTTCAAACAGAAAAAGCCCGGTTTGACCGAGCTTTTGAGTGAAAATGGCAAATTTATACAATGATTGAAGGAGGTTTCTATGTTAAAACTCTGTCCAGAGTGTTGTCTACAAGTGAGCGATAAGGCAGCAACTTGTCCTCATTGCGGTTACCCGCTCAAATCCAAGTCATCGCTGCCACCAAAAAAGAAAAAACATATGCGTCTTCCCAATGGATTCGGCCAGATTTCCGAAGTCCGAGGTCGTAATCTTCGCAAGCCCTTTCGGGCAATGGTTACAGCCGGAAGAACTGATGAAGGCAAACCGATCGTATGCCCGCTCCGTCCGGTCGCTTATTTTGAAACGTATAATGAAGCATATGAAGCGCTTATGAAATACAACGCGCATCCATTTGACCTTAGCAATAAAACAACCATGCAGGACCTTTTTGATATGTGGCTGACCACGAAAGAGAAAAAAGTGGATTCTTCTACGATTTCCCGTTATAAAAGAGCATGGGCCTACTCCTCCTCGATTCATAACATGCTTGTCCGCGACGTTCATATCTCGCACCTGCAGAATTGTATTGAAAACGGAACCATCGTTTACGCCGGAGAAACTCGCCATGCACAAAACAATAATAAAGACTCAATGAAAAATCTTTATAATCTGCTCTTTGATTATGCAGTCTCCCGCGAACTCGTCGATAAAAATTATGCTCGTATGTTCACGATCGATTCTGGGTATGTCCGCAAACCGAATAGTCATATTCCCTATACCGAAGCAGAACTCGATCTTCTATGGGCAAATATAGACAAGCATCCTATCATTGACATGATTCTAATTCAGTGCTACTCTGGCTGGCGTCCCGGAGAACTATGCGACCTGAAAATGAAGGATGTTGATATGGATGTGGGCACATTTACAGGCGGCTTAAAAACAAAAGCGGGGATAAACCGAACAGTGCCGATTCATCCCCGAATTTACAATCTGGTAAAAGCCCGCTACGAAAAAGCGCTCGAAGCAGGTTCGCCTTATTTATTTTTCACGATCCGCCAGCGTGGTTTCCATCATCAGAACACCGTAAAAGGCGAAGTCACGCAAATGCGCTATGCCTCTTTTTCCGTGCAGCTTGTCAACGAAGTCGTTCCTCTGCTGTCACTGAACTCTGAGCATAAAGGCCATGATGGACGTATTACTTTTGTTACAATGGCCAAAAAGTATAACATGGACGAATATGCCATCAAACGACTTGTTGGACACCATATTAAAGACCTTACTGAACGTGTTTATACCCAAAGAAGCATCGACTGGCTTAAAAATGAGATTGAAAAGATCCCATAATTCCTTATACCACTTTTGCATTTGAATACAGGGAATGTGTAGGAGTGACCTGATTTTGTCTACATTTTATCCAATCTGTAGATGCCGCATTTCACGTATTTACGTTCAATTCAGTCCAAAAATCAGATAGAAATGGTGTTACACACGTCGATCAGCACCGGGTCAAGCGTCTTGGTCATTTCAAGAGCTTCATCCACAGGGTAATCCACCAGCTTTTCGCCCTTCATGCCGACGATGCGGTTATACTTGCCCTGCTCCAGCAGGCACACGGCATGGTAGCCCATTGCAGAAGCGTTCACACGGTCACGCAGAGTGGGAGAACCACCGCGCTGGACATGGCCCAGAATGGTGGCGCGGGAGTCGATGCCGGTGCGTGCCTGAATCTCGTTTGCGATCTCCTGTGCATGGCCGACACCCTCGGCAACGATAATAATGAAGTGACGCTTGCCGGTCTTCTGAGTCTCAGCGATCTTATCCAGAATATCACGCTGCATGTCAAATTCCTTCTCCGGCAGTAGAACAGCCATAGCGCCGGAAGCAATTGCAACATTCAGAGCAATATAACCGGCGTTGCGGCCCATGACCTCGACCACACTGCAGCGGTCGTGGCTCTGGGTGGTATCGCGCAGCTTGTCGATCATCTCCAGCGCGGTATTCATGGCGGTATCGTAGCCAATGGTGTAATCGGTGCAGGAAATATCGTTGTCAATAGTGCCGGGCAGACCGATCATCGGAATGCCGCGGTGGGCCAGCTCACGAGCGCCGCGGTAAGAACCGTCGCCGCCAATAACCACCAGCGCATCAATGCCCAGTTCGCGGCACTTCTCTGCACCCTTGTCCTGACCTTCCTTGGTCTTGAATTCCAGACAGCGGGCGGTATACAGAATGGTACCGCCTGCAGAGATGATGTTCGACACACTGCGCAGGTTCATTTCAAAGCATTCGCCGTTCAGCAGGCCATTGTAGCCACGCTGAATGCCGATCATGCGGTAACCCTTATGCAGGCCGGTACGGACTACGGCGCGCACGGCAGCGTTCATGCCAGGAGCATCACCACCGCTCGTCAATACGCCAATCGTTTTGATCTGCTTTTCCATACGAGAGTTTCCCTCCAATTTGTTTCTTCATTTACCCAATGGTATCACAGCGTTCTCCGTTTTAACGCTGTCCAAAGCACTTCATTTGCCTTGAATCATTATAACACAAACGCCTTATTTTGGAAACAGCCATCCCGCCGGATTTGCGTTAAGATTCGTGCACGGAAATGTCATTTTGTTGCAATGTTGTCCGTTCCGACCAGCCTTTCCAGCTCTTTGAACAGCAGCGGATGGCCGGATGCGTACAGATGGCGCGGCACACGCAGATACTGCTTGGTATCGGTCAGATACAGGAGCACCGGCATGTCCCCATCAAAAATGCCAAGCAGATTGACCACCTTTGCATATTCCCTGCTGCTGCGGGAAGGCACACGGATATACAGCTTCTTTGCTGCCGTTTTCATCGGGTCCGGCCTGCCGTTATCCAGTCGGGCCGGATCGTAATTATCGATCGGGACGATGCTCTCTGCCAGCAGCTTGGAAGCTTCATCCTCCCGTACCGACAGTCTGCCATCGATCACGACGACTGCATTTTCGTGCAGTGAATCCCGGAAAGCATCCAGCACCTTTGGGAATACGATCACTTCCATGGTGCCGGTCAGGTCCTCTACGCTGGTAAAAGCCATCATGCTGTTGGACTTTGTGGTCATCATGCGGCTTTTTACCACCGCGCACACAATGCGCACTTTTTCTCCATCCTTCACATGGGCATCTTCCCCTGTAAGATCCTTGATGGTGTGGGATGCAATGCGTGCCGATTGTTCCCGGTAAGCATCCAGCGGATGACCGGACAGATACAGACCGCTGACTTCCTTTTCCTGCTGGAGCAGTTCCTTATGGCTGTACTCCGGCAGCTGCTTTATTTCATAGTTATCCTCGGAAGCACCGCTCTGTGCTTCCCCGCTCATCACCGAGAACAGATCCAGCTGTCCATCCAGATTGCGCCGAGAGTCGGTCTCAATGCTCTTCAGAATGCCCTCTACGGCCTCCACATGGCTGTGGCGGTTGTTGCCCAGATGATCGAATGCGCCGGCCTTGATGAGGCACTCCACTGCCCGGCGGTTCAGTTCATTGCCATGCATCCGCTTGCAGAAATCGTAAAGGCTGGTGTAAGGCTTATTCTGCCGCCCCTTCACCACATTCTCGATCAGGTTGCGGCCCACATTTTTGACCGCATTCAGGCCAAAGCGGATCTGACCGCTTCCATCCGCCGTGAAGCCGCCGTTGGAAACATTCACATCCGGCGGCAGCACCTTGATGCCAAGGCGGGCACACTCGCCGGAATATTCAATGACCTTATCCGTGTTATCCAGCACACTGGTCAGCAAAGCCGCCATGAACTCACTGGGATAATGGCACTTGAGGTAGGCCGTCTGGAATGCCACATAGGCATAGCAGGCCGCATGGCTCTTATTGAACGCATATGAAGCGAAACTGGACATTTCATCGTAGATCTCATTGGCCACTTTCTCAGAGATGCCGTTTGCCACACAGCCGGGGCATTCGTTGCCGGGATCGGTGCAGCCGTACACAAAGTGCTCTCGCTCGGCCTCCATGACGGCATGTTTCTTTTTGCTCATGGCACGGCGGACATTGTCTGCCTGACCAAAAGAGAAACCTGCCAGCTCCCGGAAGATCTGCATGACCTGCTCCTGATAGACGATGCAGCCATTGGTCACATCCAGAATGTGGGCCAGCTGTGGGGTCTTATAGCTGATTTTGTCCGGCTCGTGGCGGTTGCGCAGGTAGGTGGGGATCGAATCCATGGGGCCGGGCCGGTACAGGCTGATCAGAGCGATAATGTCTTCTAGGTTCTGCGGCTGCAGGCCCACAAGCACCTGCTTCATGCCGGAAGATTCCAGCTGGAACACACCCTCGGTGTCTCCCTGTCCCAGCATCCTGTAGGTGTCCGGGTCGTCGTAATCCAGCTTCTGGATGGAAAACTCCGGGTGGTGCTTCTGCACAGCAGTTTCCGCGTCATGAATGACGGTCAGCGTGCGCAAGCCCAGAAAGTCCATCTTCAAAAGGCCAAGTTCTTCGATCTCGGTCATGTTGAACTGGGTCACAGGCAGGCCGTCGTTGGTGGCCAGCGGCAGATAGTAGTCCGTAGGCTCCGGGGTAATGACGACACCCGCCGCATGGGTGGAAGCATGGCGGGGCATGCCCTCCACCTTCAAGGCCGTGTCGATCAGCTCTGTGACCTGCGGGTCGGTATCGTACATCCGCTTAAGTTCCGGCGATACCTCCAACGCACGCTTCAGCGTCATTTTCAGCTCCATGGGCACCTGCTTTGCCACAACATCTACCTGCTGATACGGAATGCCCATCACGCGGCCCACATCGCGGATGGCGTTGCGGGCGGCCATGGTGCCAAAGGTGACGATTTGAGCCACATGGTCGGCACCATATTTCCGGTTGACGTAATCGATCACTTCCTGACGGCGCTCGTAGCAGAAGTCCACATCAAAATCTGGCATACTGACGCGCTCCGGGTTCAGGAAGCGCTCAAAGATCAGGTTATAACGGATGGGGTCGATATCCGTGATGCCCACGCTGTAAGCCGCAATGCTGCCTGCGCCGGAGCCACGGCCCGGGCCTACCGGGATACCCTGACTCTTGGCGTAGTTCACGTAGTCCCACACGATAAGATAGTAGTTCGTGTAGCCCATCTTTTTGACCACGCCGATCTCGTATTCCAGACGGTCTTTGTTGGCCTGCGGAACATTGGGGCCGTAGCGGCGCTCCAGACCTTCCCAGCAGAGCTTTTCAAAAAACGCCTGATTATCCATACCGTTCGGCGCTTTGTAATATGGAATTTTAGTATGTCCAAAATCAAAATCAAAGTTACACTGTTCGGCAATTTTGGCGGTATTCTCGCAGGCTTCCGGCACCATGGAGAACAGCTCGTACATTTCGTCTGTCGTTTTGACATAGAACTCGTCGGTCTGGAACTCCATTTTATCCGCATCCTGAATGGTCTTGCCGGTCTGGATGCAGAGCAGGATGCCCTGCATTTTGGCATCCTCCTTGCGCAGATAGTGGGAGTCGTTGGTGGCTGCCATGGGAATTCCGGTCTCCCGTGCAAGCTTGATGAGCTGCGGCAGCACAGTATTATCCTCTTCCAGACCATGGTCCTGAAGCTCGATATAATAGTTTTCCTCGCCGAAGAGGTCTCGATACCACAGCGCTGCTGCTTTGGCGCGCTCATAATCGCCCGCCAGAATGGCCTGCGGAACTTCGCCTGCCAAACAGGCCGACAGGCAGATCAGACCTTCGTGATATTTTTCCAGCAGTTCCTTATCAATGCGGGGCTTGGAATAAAAGCCCTCCACAAAGGCGGCCGACACCATTTTGATCAGGTTTTTGTAGCCGGTCTCATTTTTGCACAACAGGATCAGGTGGTTGTTGCCGTCGATCTTATTTACCTTGTCAAAGCGGGTGCGGGTGGCCACATACACCTCACAGCCGATGATGGGCTTGATGCCAGCCTTTTTTGCAGCCTTATAAAACTGCACGCAGCCGTACATCACGCCGTGGTCGGTGCAGGCAATGGCGGTCTGTCCGCACTCTTTTACGCGATCCATCAGCTGGTCAATGCGGCAGGCACCATCCAGCAGGCTGTACTCTGTGTGGATGTGCAGATGGACAAAAGGCCGGGTATTGGGTAATGCTTCGCTCATGCTTTTGCCTCCTGTTCCAGATTCTGCCGCAGATTTTCGGCCAATGCCTCCAGCTTCTTCATCCGGTGCGACAGGCCGGATTTGCTCACGGGTGGCTCAAAGCAGCCGCACAGCGCTGTGAGCGAAAGGTCCGGATACTGCATCCGTTTGGCGGCAGCTTGCTGCAGCACCTCCGGCAAGGTGGAAAGGGCATCCTGCTCTTCCAGAAATCGGATCG